CATGGCCGCCACCTTCAATCTCGACGCGAGCGCCGCTTCCGGCGGTGCGGAACAAAGTCGCCAGCACCAAGTCTGCGGCCAAGCCTGCCGCCGTGACCGTGCCTGCCGTGATGTCGGCACCATCGACTGAGCGCACCCATACGTCAGGCGTGCCGGTGTAGTCGGCGCGGTATATTTTCTTGTCGCTGGTCAGGTAGATCAACGACCCATTCGGATAGTCAGCAGACGGCAATGCGGGCAACGAACTGACAACAGATATGGGACGCAACGTGCTTGAGAACGCCGCAAGGTCGCTGATAGCTCCATCCTCAATGTCGCCCGCCATGACAACGTGCGACTTCTCGTAATGCACAGCATCAAGAGCGATGCCATTGCCGAGCGCGACAGACGTTATGACATATCCACCTTCATGCCGGTACGTCCCAATAGCAATCATGGTTGACGTGGCCGTAAACGTAGACCAGAACCCGTTGTCGTATACCCATCCAGTACGGGCTTTTTTAGCAGCGCCGATGCGCTTACCGGCGAATGGCGACGAGGCGATATTGGTCTCGAAAAGAATCCAGCCTTCCTCAACGTCTTGGGTGGTGAAAATGTTCCCTTTAGGCACAGTACGCGGCTGACCATTGAAATTGACTTCGCCATCAACATCAGCAGCAAGACCCGCATCGTCAAACCCATGCAGGTAGATGTACCCCCATGCGGCAGACGTTCCAAAAGCTGAGTAGTTAGTGCGCAATGACAGGGTGCGGCTGCCATCCTTGCCGTCAACCCCGTCTGAACCGTCAACGCCATCAGCCCCCGGAGTCCCCGGAGCGCCCGGAGCGCCCGGAGCGCCGTTGGCCCCCGGAGCGCCCGGAGCGCCCGGAGCGCCGTTGGCCCCCGGAGCGCCATCGGCACCCGGCGGGCCTTGTGGCCCAGGAACGCCGCCGTTCACGTCAATTGGGCGACCGGCAATGATCGTGAACGAGTCAAGGGCAATGGGAGTAAAGGCGAGCGTGATGATGGTTGAGGAAGTCTCAATGTACTGCGTGCTATCCAGCCGGACGCCATTCATGAACACGTCGATCAGGTTCATGTTCGGCGTGTAGTCCATCGTCGTGAGGGTAATTGTCGGACTGGTCAGGCCGGTTATGGTCTGCTCGTGGCGCTCATAGCTGGCTTGGATGATGTTGAACACATCGCGCAGCATCAGCTCTATCACGTCACCGCCGACAATCGGAACCGTCAACGCGATGCTGGTGGTACTGGCTTCCGTGTAGTCAATGCCGACAACCAGCTTGAGGCCGTTCTTGTACACGGACAGGTCTGACGACCCCGGCGTATACACTTCAGGAACGGCAATGGTTGTCGCCCCGTCAGTAGGGGTAAGCACGTAGGTTGAGTACGACCCCGGCTGCGTAGGATCGCCCGTAACAAAAGTCAGTTCACCGTCAGCATCAATGTAGGGAAACTTGCCCAGTGCATCACTCAGTCGGGCATCAGATACTTCTTCGTCCCGAATGTTGAACCGGAAGGTTCGCTTGAGTCGGTCGTTGAGTTGCTGAATCAGCCCAGCCAGCCGGTCAAAGGCGTTCTGATGGGACTCGGGCAGGAACCGCCCTGAGTTCAGCAAGTCAGTCGGCTGCGTGTACGCTGCAGTACAGTAGATCAGGACGGTATAGCCGATCCCCGGAGGCGTCGAGAACGTGACCGTACCCCCCGCGTTCGCCCCGACCCCTGACACGGTATAGTCCACGCCGAAGGTCTGAAGGTACTCAACGCCAGCCCCCGAGATCAGGTAGACCGTCAGGTCTGAGGCAGCGGTGATCTTGCGCTCGTAGTCAAAATCATCTGCCGTGCCATCGCCAGCATACGACCAGCGGGTTATCTCGGTCTGTAGAGTCATCTCAATCCCCCACCAATACGGGTTGAATATAGCATAGTTGCCGCACCGCGCTACTTCTTCTGCGGCTCGCCAAATAGCGCAATTTGCAGGGCATTCGTATCAGGATCGTCGTCGTTCGCCGCCTCAATGCCCTGATACACCCGCCACGCTTGGGTACCGCCCACCCCGGTCAGCAGACTCTGGGCCATCAGAGCCGACCGAATCCAGCCCTCGTCCAGCTTCCAGTCTTGAGTCTGACTGATGAAGTTGGTGGCATGGAGGATGGAAACAGTACCGGCAGTGCCGCGCCATTGATACCCCTGGAACGCGCCAACGCCCTCGCGGATGCCGACAAGCCCGAGCGCGGGCTGCAACGCCACTTCCAGCGCCATGCCCTTTGCGAGCTTCTTGGCCTTTTCCTCGTCCATGTCGTCGAGATCATCTCGTCGCCATGCTTGGAACAGGGAGTTGGCGATACCCGGCAGGATCATCAGCAGCAGAATATGACCCATGTAGTCAGGTAGCCCCTTGATGCCGACCTTCTTCAGTGCGGCATTGCGAATCATGTACTGGTTGGTTTGCGCTGCAAAAAATGTCATCAGGGCAGATGCCAGCCGGAACGCCCCACGCTCCTGAAGCATGTGTGGCAGGTCAGCCAACCGGCCTGAGCCTTGCGAACTGGCTACCATCTCATCGGCATACAGGCGAGCGTCAGCCTCGCTCATCGCCATCCCGCCACGGTCAGCGTCGGCCATCGCCTTCTCTTTGGCAGCGATCCATGTAATCACGTCCACCGGGGTCTGCATCTTGACGATGCCGAAGAACGCGAACTGGGTGGTGAACTGACGCTGAAGGTTAAAGGCTTTCTCGGCTTTGTTCTTGCCGATCTGACCCATGAGACTTGCCTTCACGCGCTCCTGCTCGGACGCGACAATGTGGGCGCGAGACTCCATGAACGGCGACTCGGCCCGCACCGCGTTGACTGCTGCCACGGGGTTGCGGAAGAACTCAGTAGCCCCGACCGCGAGCCACTTGCCGCCCTCGCCAAGCCCGCCCAAGCGCGACCACGACGACGACAGGCCAAGCGGCTGCAACAGCATCGTGACGAAGTTGAAGCCGATCATCATGACGGACGATGCGGTGGCCGTTGCGTCAGCAAGGCGGTGAATGGTGCTGTACTGCGCCAAGTCCCCGTGCGCGACGGTTTTCAGATTGGTCAGCAACTCGGTATAGAACTCGTTGCCCAAGCGGTTTCGGATAGCGTTCGCCATGTCGCGGTTGCCAAGCACGCGGTAGGCGTCTACCAGATACTCGTGCCACGACAGGTAGTGGACGACCTCTGCCATGTGCTGCTCGATCAGACCAATGCTCAGAGACAGGGGTGAGTGCCTTGCGCCTTCTTTGGCCTCTTTCGTGAACGAGTCTGACGGCATGACGCCGCTCAGGTCGCCTGTCATCATGGCGCGAGCGATGCCGTCAGCCGTGGCGTTGCGCGGGATGCTGTGACGCGGGTTCTCTCGAATTGGCATATAACCGCCATCCAGCACGCCAAAGCGGGTGACGACCTCCTGCCGCTTCTTCGGCGGCGGTGCCTTGCCCCTGACGCGCCGGTCGTTCATCTGGACGTAGTGGAACAGTTCCTCGTTGATCTTCCAGACGCCCTTGATGAACTCGATGTCCTTCTCGTCGAGGGTGTCGATGATCTTCTGAAGGTCGCCTTCCGTCAGCGGTTGATTGACGTGCAGCCCACCGTCCAACAGGTGCTTGCGGTTCAACTCAGACCCGGCGTGCAGGGCTACCATGACCCTGCCAGCACGACTCATTGAGATGTCGGTACCTGGCACCACGCGATCAGTGGTGAAGTCCAACTGCTCCATGATGCCGTACTGCTTGACCAGCTCCAGATAGCGGTCACGGACGTTCTTGTTCCACTCGGTCTGATTATTGGCCGACTGGGTGTAGAACTTGCCCAACAGGTTCCAGAAGAACCCATTGTCCTTTGCGCCATCCATGAGCATGAGTGATGTCATGAAGCGGCGATGCGTGCCGATGTACTTGGCAAGGAAGCTGTCACGTTCCTCGATAACCACCGGGCGCGGCTTCAGTTCGCTAGCGTCAAGCTGCGCTTTGGCACTCTCAACGACCTCGGTGATCTCCTTGCCCTTCATCAACATGCGGAGCTTGCCGTAGGCGCTCGCCAGCGCCCGCAACTCCTGCACGTCCTCGTCGATGGTCTTGATCTGATCGACGGTCAGCGACTGCCATTGACGCGGCGCATCAGTCAGTGCCCGCAGCAGTTCAGACGTGGTAGGTGGAACCTCGTACTTGTCAGGGTCAGACTCTCCCGCCCTGCGCTTGGCCTCGAACCACTGGTTGAACGACTGCAACTGCGCCTTGCGCTCGGCTGGCACGGTGCGAATGCGAACGGCGTCGAACACCAGTTCAAGAGCCTCTGCGTATCCGGCTCCAGCCTGCTTGCCAACCTTGTCGAGTATCTTGCGGCGCGACTGCTTGCGCCAGCCGGTAACGATTTTGCCGACTTTCTGCTTCTGCTTGGTTGACTCCGTGAACAGGGCGCGGTTGATGATCGACTTTTCCAGCGCCACAACTGCCATACCCCACTCCCGCTTGCGGATAGCCGTGAGCGCCTGTCGCAGCAACTTGTCGGCATTGACGCGGTACTTGCCAGGATGAAGCTCCTGCGGGGTCTTGCCGCCGATCACGACTGCCGCAATCTGCTTGGCGGCTTTGGCGGTCAGGGACGGCTTGGTAGCAACTCGCAGACCTTCTGTAACAGCGGCCTCACGAGACTTCAGTAACGGATTGTTCTGCGCCTTGCGAACGACTCGCAGCACCTTCTCCAGCAACTCTGGCGCTTGCTCTGCCAGTACACTGTTGCGGGCATCTGCGGCCAGCGTCATGTCAAAGCTGGCGTCAGGGAACAGCCTCCGCATCTCGGCATCAGTCTCAGCTTGAACGGCATCCTCAAGCGGTGGCGCGTTAAGGATCGACTGCACCAACTCATCGCCGGACTGCATCCCGAACACTTTGGCCGCGTCGTGCTGCGGCATGTTGATCCACTTGTTGTCCTTCGAGACGTTGTAATACCCCGCGTTCTTCAACGCCTCCATCGTGCGGGACTTCTTGCCGTAGACCGCCTCAAGGGATGCCTTGTCCAACTTGAACCAGCGAGCATTCGGCGGGAACGTGCCATCTGGCAGCTTGCCGGTACGCATGACGCTGATGGCGCGATACACGGGCTGCTGCCATAGCGCAGAGCGCACGCGGTCCTCTACTGCTTTGCGCTGCTCCTGCCACCACGACTGCTGCTCGCGCTCCATGAGCTTGAGTTTCTGCTGCGTGAGTTTCTGCACCGTGTCCTGATGCGCTTGTTCAATCTCACCAGCCAGCACTTCCAGATCGCTGTCCGAAATGCCGACAGCCCGCAGTGCGTCGATGATCTTGTCATGGCCGGCTTCTCGCTCGACTTGCGTAGCGTCCTGCTCGGACTCAACCAACTCGTCCATGACCTTGCGAACGTCGTCATTCAGGACGACGCCATTGATCTTCAGGTTCTTGTACAGGCGCACCAGCCACGCTGCGAACGTGTTGAAGATTTCCTGCAAGCGCGATGACGGTGCCTTGCCTTCGCGCAGATAGGTCAGGAACCCATCAGCGAACTGCTCATGGTGCTTGTCGGTGATCTGGTCAGCAGAGTCCACCTTGAACCACTTGAGCAAGGTATCCATACGCTGCTTGGTGGCCTCAGTCGCGTCAGGCTGTGCAGCCGCCCATCGCAGCATCTCAAGGAACAAGTGCCCTGTCTCGTGCAGGAACGTTGAGCGGTCGGCATCTGCGAGCAAGGTGATGATGGCCTTGCCATCGTCGAACTGGATGTGGCCTCGGTTGGCTTGGTTGAACCCAAGAATCTTCACCAGCTTGTCGTCGAACAGGACGAAGTTGCGGCTACCTTCTCCGGCTGCGCGACTGCCACTGTCTAGGTACTTGATACCTGGGATTCCGCGCTCATTCAGCCATTTCGATGCTGCCGGTGCGCCCTCATTACCGCGCTGGACGTATCCCCAACCTTTCGGGGTGCCGGGCGGATCGACTGGCGCATCCGGCTGATGCTGTCTCGACAATTCTTCGTAGATCATCTCCCCGGTGGCGTCCTTATCAAAGGTGCCACCCAAAGCCTTCCTCACACTCTCAGGCTGCTCACTCAGCGGCTTGTCCCAGTCGATCATTTTGGCGATGGCTTCGTCTGGGATGTCTACTTCGTAGAGAGCGCCGGGATCAGTATGATGTATCTCACTTTTCAATCGCTCATAAAGAGCGGCCCGCTCTGATCCAGCATTATATTGCCTCGGCAATTTGCCTGGTCTGCGTTGCGTCCCTAGAACAATATCGTCCATTACGGAATCCGCAACACCAGACCCACGAGTAACACCATCCAAATACTTCCCGCCAACCTCGGCGTTTACCATGTCTTGCACTTCGGATCGCGTCAATCCTGTTCTGTCTTTGAATGAGAAGCCACGGTCTGACGACAGCGCAGACTGATATGACTTCGCCACGTCCTTCGACTCCGCAAAGTACAGCCCATGCCCGTAAGCCTGCGCGCCCTCGCCTGTCCCGATCTTCGACAGGTCGAAAGCTGTGAATCTATGCGGGCTTCCGTGGTATGCCGACTGAGCAAACGCACTGCCACGCTTCAGCATGGCCTTGCTCACTGCCCGCTGTATGACCGGCTCAAAGCCAGCGTCACGAAGCTGCTGGATGGTTTTCCCGGTGGCTTTGGACGCGGATTCAAACCCGCTCGCCATGAGCGTTGCGAACGACTCGGCCCCCTGCGGCGTATGCCCGGTGGCGATAAGCTGCTCGGTCAGGTTGTCCAGCAGGTCGTCATACTCTGTGGAGGCTGACGCTGCTTTCTCCGTCGTCGCATCGCCGGTCACTGCGTCAACCGTCTCCGTAGCCGCCTTGTCCTGCTCGTTTACGCCCTCGATCAACTCACTGATCTCGTTGGCTGTCAGTCCATCGGCTGCATACTTGATGTCCTTCGTCAGCGCGTCATGGGCAGGCGTCCCGACCAGCTTGGTCAGGTAATCGCCAACAGGTATCTCGACGGTGCCGGTCATCTCAGCTTCTTCCAGCGCCTTCGTATCGCCGGTCAGTCGCCGTGATGCCTCGCTCGCGCCGTCCTGAAAGAACTGCTTGAACTTCTCTACCGGGATGTAAACCGACTGACTGCCAGTCTCTTTGCCGACCTCAGTGGCGTACTGCTTGACCGCCTCTGGGTCACGCTTGGAAAACGACGACTTGCTATGGAAGTCGGCAATGTCCTTGACCGCCTGCTCTTGAGCCTTTGCGGCCTGTTTCGCCGTTGCCACGTCAACAGCGACGGTGATAGCCGCACCAGGCACCGGGAGCAGCACCATGCTCGCTGCGGCCTGCTTTGCCTCCTCGCCAAGCTCGCGCCCCCACCGCCTCGGATAGATGCCTTCTTGCCCCGGATCGTAGCCGCGAGTCTCAGCGGAGAACTGCTGCCCGCTGGCGTCCATCGCAATCTCTTGGCCAGTTTGGGTGACGAATGCCTGCCCGACCTCGATAGCGGTTTCGCCTACCCATACCTTGCCGATCAGCTTGGCCCCTTCCATGAGCGCAGCACGCTTGGTCGGGACGAGCAGAACCTGCTTGACCGCCTCACGGATGCCGACAGCGGCAACGACCTTCTTGTAGTCTGGAATCGTCGATGCCAGCAGCTTGACGAATCCGATCTCAAGCCCGCCGTTGATAGCTCCGACAATGATTGCAGCGGTACGCGCCGCCTCTTTGTCGATGGGCTTGCCTTCAACGTCTGTCAGGCCGAGATATTCCTTGTACGCCAGCCCGCCTTCAATCTGCATTGATGCGCGACCGACGCCAGCGCCGCCGAGCAGCTTTGCACCACGGATCGCGCCTGTTGCAGCGCCGGAAGCACCGCCAGTCAACCCGCCAACAGTAGCGCCGACGCCAGCGCCAACAGCCGCGCCGACACCGCCTTGCTTCAGCGACTCCAGCGTCATCGGCAATAGCGATGCAGGGCCGAGAAGCACCGTGTCCAGCATTCCCTCTTTGGCAAGGTTGCCGGATTTCTGGATTGCGCTGTCTAGGTTCGTCCGATGCTCAAGGTCAGACTGCGAGATGTCGCGGTCTATTGCCTCTTTCCACCAAAGCTGTGCGCTATCGGTCTGATTGGTTGCCTGCCGCCATGCTGCCGACTGCTGCTCAAGTTTCTTGCTCAGGCCGGTCATTTCCTGAAGCTCTTGCTGCGGGATAGCCGCCATCTGCGGCATCTTGGCGGCATATCTCGCCAACGCGGGGTTCTCGCGCAACTCACGCGCAAACTCCGCATCCTCAATGCGCTTCAACTCAGTCTTGACCGCCTCTGACTGTGCCGCCATCACGTCAGGCGGGATGGTCAACTCCTGCAACTGGCGCATCTGCTCAGTCGCCTGCTCAGGCGTCATGTTGTTCTGGCGGGCAACCGTGCGGTTGGCTATCGCGGCGTTTTCAAACGCCCCGTTAAGATCGGGACTCGGCGTGCCAAGCGGTTGCGACTCGCGTAGACCGGTATCCAGACCAGACAAACTTGCCATCAGTCGGAACTCGCCATTGCTCGCACGAACGTCTCCAGCTTGCTGTCATCCTGCTCGGAAATATATCGCGTGTACAACTCGGACAATTCCTCTGGTGACAGGTTGTTGGCAGGGATACCGAAGCGCCGCGTCAGGTCGGTCACTCTGGCCTTGAAGGATGCAGGGATGCTGCTGACAGGCACCATGCGCGTCTCCGGTATCTCATCGTCCCACGCATCTTCGGCTTCAACGCCAAACCTGTCATTCCGTCGCCCGACCTCAATGGTATGTCTGGCGATGATGTCGTCGCGGTCTTTGAGCGTGAAGGCGTCGCCTTTCTCAGATCTAACCACTTCAATGTCACGCGCAGCAGTCGCCATTGCGTCGTTCATTGCCTGCGTCTGGCGTGCCTTTGTCTCGACAGATGCCGATGACGGGATGACGAACATCGGCTTCAGCGCCATCTCGACCGCCTTGTTGTCGGTGAACACAGCCTTCTCAGTGGCTCCGGCTACCTTTCCGCTCTCAACGTCACGCTGCCAGCCAGCAACCTGTGCAATCCTGGTTGCGTCGAAGCCTCTTGTGGCGAGTTCCTGAAGGTCAACGTCAAGGATCGCCTTGTCATCCGTAGCACGCATCCTGCTGATCTGCTGATACAGTCCCCAGTCCATCGTCGATTGCTGCCCGTCCATCTGGCGGAGGATTGCATCTCGATAGTTTGCGTGCAGGCTCGCCAACTCGGTTGTCGTCGGTTTCACGCCTTCGTAGAGCCGCTTCGATATGGCCTCGTAGGCATCGGACTGTGACCACTGCTGCTGCTGACGCGCCCACCGCTGCGCATCCCGCCGCTCGGCCTTGTCCTGAGCCGCTGCAACCTTGAGGAACGATGTCACCGCCTGCTCGGTCTTGGCGTCGGCGGCAATCTCCGTGGCGTGTTCTTTGGCGTACTGCTCGGCATCAACGTACATCTTCCGGTCTGCATACGCCTGCACGACCATCGCGTGCGACGTGGCTACGATCCGTTCACGCTCCTGTTGCCGCGCTTCCTCTGGCAATCCATTGCGCTCGGCTTCGCTGTCAAACACCTTCAGCCGCTCGCCAATGCCGAACTCCACCTGAGTCGGGTCAAGGGCATTGCGCCCAATGAAATCCAGATGCGCAGCATCAGCCGCTTTGGCGGTTTCCTCGTGAACAATATCGGTCTGCCTGGCCTCATGCGCCCTGAGTTGCCCGAGCGCGGCCAAACGCCGTTGTGCCGTAAACTCGTCGAAGTCCTGCTTCTGCACGTCTGATGTCAGCCCCTGCCGGTGGGCATTCCACGCCTCATCCAGCTTCGGCAGATAGGTGCCCTCCAACCCGAAGGCATCCTGCCCTCTCTTTTGCAGCGCACCATGCTCAGGGTGGTTCAGCACGTCAGACTCAGCCTGAAGCGCCGCCACCCGTGCTTGCATGGACTTCGTGCGGTCTACCTTCCGGTTTTCTTCTTCCTGCACCCTCTCAGCGAACAGGGCCACCCGCGTCCCCGCCTCGGCCAATTGCCCGCCGATACTTGGGCCTGGTGACGGCGTGACGCCGCCTCGGACGACATCGTAGCCGACTGATGTTTCGGTAACGCGGGGTACTTTCGGCATCAGATCAACCCTTTCTGCTTCTTGTACGCCCGGTAGCCCAGCGCCCCGGAGTTCAGGGCGGTCGTGAAGCCCTGAGTCATCGCCTGATTGCTTGCCAGCTTCCCGGCATACTTGACCTGCTTGGCCTGCTCGGTAAGCCCCCAAGCGCGTCTGGCGGCGTTCTGGCGGATCATGAACACGTCCTCGGCACCGATGGCGGCGGTGTCCGATGTGACGGCCAGCGGCGTGCCGGAGCCGACCACAGCGCCGGAGGCTCCGTATAACGCCCGCTGCGTGCCGATCTCCTGCTTGGTCTGCTTCTGCCTGCGCAGCGCCTCATACGCGCCAGCAGCCTGCTCCTGCTGCGCCTGCGTGTTGAGCATGGCTGCATTGGCCTTCGCCGCCTTCTGCTCGGCGCGACCCTGCATGACGCCGCTCACGGCCTGCATACCGGCCATCGCTACATAGATTCGTGGGTCACACATGCTTGGCTCTCCGCACTCCACCAAAACCGCCTGAACAGCAGGCCACTCTTGCCATAGGGTTCCGGCGCCTCAAGCGTGAACCCCATCCACCGCAACCAGCGTTGCGACACAACATAACGCTCATCGACGTAATTGAACAGTTCCCGGTAATTCCGCCTTGCCTCACGCCAGTAGGGGCGGCAGGCGCGGGCGAACTGGAACTGGTACTGCTCAATGACCCCGGTTGAAATCAGCCACGGCACGCCAACCCCGGTCAGGCTCGACAGCGGGCAGATGCCGAAGATGCACATTGGCCCCTCGGGAACCTCCACCACGCGGGCAAAGTCGCTATGGTCAAGGGCGAACAGGATCGACTCGATAACGCTCGACCCCATAGCCGCATGAACCTCCTGCACATCCGCCTCACGGGCAAGGGACTGGATGACCGCCGCGTCAGCAAACGTGGCCGGCCTGACGATCATGACGACCCCTTCACGAAGTCGCCAACGATTGCCATGACCCGGATTGGCAGCGGCGCACGCTGCTCGACCCTGATCCGCCCGCCCTTGCCGAAGCCTGATGTCAGCGACACCTCGGCAATGTCTGTCACGGGGGCGGGGGAGCCGTAGCTGTCGTCGTCCTCCCGCGTCCGGTACTCGTTCATCTCGCCCTCGGGATCGCCCGCCCAGAACGACGCCGTGGACTCGACGAAGATGCCCAACTCCACGAGCTTCTTGGTACTCAGGAACTCAGCATCCAGTCGCAGCGTCTCCATTGTCGGGGTATACGGGACGCCAATGCGAACCACGCCACCGTGGTCGTCCAGTGTGACCGACCCTGACGTTGAGACCGTGTAGGTGCCCGCGTCGATGCCGTCAGCCGACACCGCGACATCGACCCCGACCAGATGATCCAGCCCAACGAACACGTCCTTCGCCAGCGCCCAGTCTGTCGTCACGACCCCACGGATAGCCTCCGGTGTGACCACGATGCTTCGGACGGTGCCTGCCACGCCAGATGTCACGGTCAGAATCTCGCCCCGCCAGTCGCCAGACACCAGCACGTTGCCCACGTCGCCAGCCACCAGATCAATGTCGCCACTGGACAGCGTGACCGTCAGCACCCCATCAGCCGCCCAATTGCTCCCTGTCAGCAGCAGAGACTGCGTGCCGTCGCCGCGCCCATCGTAGGACAGGGACGAGTCAACGCACGTCAACTCAATGTCTGAGTCCACCACGCTCGGCGTGATGCGCTCGATGTACTGCCGGGTCGCGCCCATGACCGTCCGGGTGACGACGATGTACGCCTCATCGTTGTTGCCAGCCGGGATGACACACACGCGCTTGACTAGCGCCCCCGGCAGCGGGTGACGGTGCCAGCCGACGACCTCCTGCTCTTTGATGTACGTCATGCCGATCAGCACGCCGGTACTCATCACCAGCCAGATGATGCTGTCAGGCTCGTCAGCCAAGTCAGTGTCAACGACCGTTGCGCCGCCAGCCAGCATGTGCCGTGACAGAATAGACAGTTCTGGCCCGGTGAACTTGCCGTAGCGGTCGTCATAGGCCAACTCTCTGACCTTGTTGCCGCCGCGCTGAACGTAGAGGCCTGCATCGCCCATGATCAGCACCGGCAGGTCATACGCGCCGTAGTACACCTGCGGCTCAAAGCCGATGTTCGATGGTGTGATGGCTGTATCAGCGCCGGAGCCAACCTTGTTGGCCGACACGCTGGTCAGGGCGATCAGCTTGTCGAGCGGCACCAAGTCAACGATGGCGTTCACGTCCCTGGCATTCATGGTCAGACTGAGCGCATCGTCATCTTGCAGCGGCGTCGATACCCCGTAGTCGTAATAGTCGCCAACCTTCGAGGCATCAAGCCGCTGCGGTTGCTTTCTGGTCGCGCCCTGCCAAAGCCGGTCGTTGTAATACGTCCCGACAGACGGATAGCCTTCTTCCTCAGACCATGCGCCGAACGACCAGAAGTCCGTGCGGTTGTTCAACTCCAACTGACGGGCGGTGACTGCCACGCCAAGCGCCGGAGCTACGGCGAACGTCAGTACCGTGGTGCTGGTGATCGTGTAGTCGTTGATGCCGAGCAGGACGCCATCGACGATGACCTCATACTTGGTCTCATCGGTCGTGGTGCCAGCGATTGTCAGTGTCGTGTCAGCGCCGTCGCCGGTCATCGTCCACGGACCTGCCGCTGCGACCGCGCCACCAACCACAGCATCAGGTAGCCGCTTCAGGACGGTTGCAGAGACTGACGTTGCGCTGGCATATGCCGTAATCCGCAGGACGCCGTAGCCGCTGTGTAGGTACTTCCACGTAACGCCGTTACGGTCAACCACTCCGGCTTCAACATCGCCTGACCCGTCATCGGCAATGCCTTCCTCATGTGTCGGCTGCACTGTTCCTGTTTTTACAGATGACGTTCCTACGCTGATGCACTCATAGGTCTTGCCATCGCTGCGGCGCTTGATGCCGTAGACATTATGTGCGCCAAACCTGCGCCCCGGCTCCCACGGCTTTGTCTCCTGAAGGTTCTTCTCCTCCAGCTTGAACAGCGCCCCGACGTGTGTTGCCTTGAAGATGCCTGATGATGCCGTGAGCGTCACCGACCCCTCGGCAGCACTCGCATGGACAAGGATCGACTCGTCCGTGTTCATGTCGAGGAATGGCCCGTCCTCGTACTCTGGAATGCTGATGGCGAACGCCGTGGGAGACGTGCGGCGAATCTCGCGTTGCTGGTAGTCGCTGTGGAAGATCGTCAGCACGTCAGCCGACTGTGTGAACCGCAGCGCCGTCAGATCATTGGCACCATACGGTGTAACAAGCTGGATGCACTTCTCTACCGTCCCGCCGCTGGTGTATGTGGCCGTAGTCGTCGATAAGCGCGGAACACGGAATACAGTGGTGGAGATAACAGCCGTGACAGTGTGGCTATCGTTGACACAAGGAGCAGAGCCGGTACCAGACACACCAGCAACAACAGCAACGTCACCGACAACAAGGCCATGCGCAGAGGATGTAGTGATCTCGAACCCTCCGCTGTATGACGTGACGTTTGTGACCGCAACAGAGACCCCATCAGTAACCCTCGCGCCATTGGCTATGAACAATGCGTAATTCGGGCCGAACTCGATCAGGTATGCCTGCTCGCGGGAGTAGACGAACCGCTGCAAGATGACTGCCTGAGTGGAATACTTCGTCCGGCAGATGTACTCGGTGCCTGGCCGTCCAGCAACGCCACCGAACGGTCGCACAATCATGTTCTCGCAGACTTGCAGCGCCGTGCCGTACTTGTCTATATCGACGCGGCCATACAGTGATGGGCTGATCTCGCCTGACGCAAATGATGGGTAGTATTTTTCAGCCACTGGGCAATCCCTTGTCGAAGTACGCGGTCAATCTCTGATCGAAATGCTCGGGCTGTCAGGCTCCTTGTCTGGCTTGCGCTCGTTCTGTGTGGATGCGGATGCCTGCATGATCGTCGTGCGAAACATCTGGTATGCCTTCTCGGCGTCGTTCTTGTCGGACTTCAACGCGGGGGCCAGTTCTGACGCCAGATACCATGCCAGCGCGTTGACGAAGCTGGGATCGAACCGCTCGGTGTTCTCGACGCGCTTGGTGTAGTGAGCGTAGGCCGGTGATATGTCGCACACGATGACGGTGGTGTCGGCATCTGAGCGCGACATAACCTCATACGGGATGCGCGGCGAGTAGATGCCGTATAGCTCGCGGTCGCCGTATATCTGACCGCCGTAGAACGACCGCACGCCCATGTCGCCGGTCACGGCTCTCAGAAACAGGCAGTCTGATGGGTAGTCGTACTCGTAAGACCAACCGACAGGCGGGTCATTGGTCGTCGCAGACAACGCCTTGACCGCCTTCGCAAAGCCCCACGGATGCTCGCGCAACACGAAGTCACGCGCCGAGTCGTAGAACACTCGGAACATCTTGGCTTCTTCAGACGTGTCCGCGTCAGCGTCGATCACCCGCCTGTTGTGACGGATACGCGCCAGCGCCATGTTGCAGATCGTCGTCTTGTTGGTCATACGCCCGCCTCACGCAAAAGACAGGGGCGGCACGAAGCCGCCCCCATCATCACACCACACGCACACACTCAGAGCGGGTTGGATTCGGTCGGCTTCTTGGCGGCAGGTTTCGGACTCGGCTTTTCAGTTTCGTCCTCAAGAACTTCCATCCACTTGCCCAACTCAGCACGCGACTTGATGGTGAACTCCATCCCAGCCTTGTACCGCGAGATACCGTAGATACCTGTCTCAAGCGCCCTTACACGAATCAAGGTGTTACCTCCAATTAAGCCATGATGCTGAAGCCGTCAGCGTAGGTGCGGTTGTTCTGCACCATCGACAACGGAGCCAGGTGAGCCGACAGCGTGACTGTCGGAGTGGTGCCGCCAAGCGTGTAGTTCAGCCGGATATACCGCTCGTTGGTATTCGGCAGCGGGATCGTCATAACCGTGCCAAGCGCCAACTCAGCAGCCGTGGGAATGCGACGTGCAATCACGGATGCAGAGCTGAAACTGGAGTTATCATCGGTTTCAACGTCCACTTGGTAAGTTTCGTTACCAGTGGTGGCGTCAGCCGCGACCTCTACGGTCAGGACAACAGCCAGCGGCTCGCCAACACCGATGTCCCGATCAACACCCAGGTCAATCAGGTTGGTGGATGCGGCGGTCGCGGTCAGTGCCTGCGAATCGCTGAAAACATTTTGAGAATCAACGTACATTTTCTATTCCTCCGGTCTTACGACACAACAGATTCAGTCTGCAACAGGCCGTCGCAAACACGGATCGGGATACCACGGAACGTGACCTTGCGCTGGCCTTCTTCGCTGCCAGCATTCAGATACACGTTGCTCTTGCGGTTGGCCTGAATGTCCAGGTACTGATGGACACTGCGATTGGCGTAGAACACCGGACGACCCATGTTCAGGGACGGAATGCGGTGAGTCGCCTTAATCATCAGGTCAATCAGCGGGACAGCAGACCCTGCTGCATCGAGCGTATCGTCGTCGATATTCGCAATACGCACCGCGTAACGCCAGTCCTTCAGCGCGATACCTGCCTTCCACACGAAGCGGTCACGGTAGGCGCGCATACGAGTGCCACCCATGCCAGCAGAAGTCTCGACGGTCTCAACGCCCAAGTCCTCGTGCTGAAGGCCAGCAGTCGAGCCCTTCGGGAAGATGCCGTGAACGGTGTTCGCGCCCCACACGACCAGCCACATCGACGCCTGATCGCTGCCAGATGCCGAGCCAGCCAGAAGGATGTTCTGACCGTTTGCGGCACTGGTGCTGGAGTAACGCGGCGACAGACCGACGAATTCCTCGGGAGCAATCGTCGAGCCGTTGCCGTAGAACAGCGTCTGGACGAACTCCTGATTCATCGCCTCGATGAACGCCTGAGCCTCCTGAAGCCGATACGCGGCCTCGTTGCCATTCAGCTTCGCCAACTCAACGTCAACTTCAGACCACGCCTCAAGGATGCCGCACTGCTCGTCGATCTGAGCGGTGCTTGCCTTGCTCGGCGTCACGCCAGCGTTCAGCAAGCGCCATGCGACACTCGGCAGACCAGTACGAACAGTCGTGCGATGGCCAGTCGGCAGGTTGCCCTGAATCCAGAGCATGTCGGAAAGCACTTCGTTGGTTTGAGCCAGCAACTCAACGATGCTGGCGGTTTTGCCATCCGGATCGAGCGTCTTTGCCCAGTCAGACAGCGTTGCAACAGTAGTACCAAGAGTAGCCATGTTGTCACTTCCTCATATGTTGGTTATTTGCCCGCTGCCGATTCAGGGTAGAACACCTGCTCAAGCGTCCTCGCTGCACGGGAGTCATTCGCCCCCTGCGCCACGAAGCTACCCTCGCTGAAATTCGCACCCGCCTTCGCCAGCATTTTGATGAGACCGGGGTGATTGCCCAAACCTGTTTCCTCAAGGAACTGCCTGGTTTCAGCATCAGCGTATTTGTTCACAATCGACTGAGCTTGCTCAAGCGATTTTGACCACTTCGCGCCACCGATCTCCTTGTCTGCTTTGGCCTGCTTGAGCCAGTCAGCAATCGTCTCTGCGCGTTGCGTAGCTATGCGCTCGTCGAGTTGCTTCGTCAGCTCCGTGTACAAGCCGACCACCTTCTGTGCATTTTCCTGCGTCAAGCCCAATTCCTTGAACACGGGAGAAGCCAACTCAATCGCCTTCGCGTCGATCTCGACGCCATCCGGCAACTGGAACGCTTCATACACTTCCGGCACGA